CTGGACAAGCAGGGAGCGCGCGGTCGAGTGTTTTCTATACCGCCTACTCGCCCATCGTTGATGGCTCTAATGGCGGTGTCACTACGACTAATGTCTCAGACATAGTAGTGAAAGTAGATAATATAACTGTGACCGCCACGAGCGTGGATGGTGCTACAGGCGCTATCACCTTAGCGAACCCCCCTAAGGTCGGCTCCTCGGTGACTATTTCTTATTACTACAACTCTTTTAGGGACCAGTTTGATTATATCCCTGCTAGAAATGTGGTGTCCGTAGATAGAGTCTCGTTAGTACCTGATGGTGGTGGTGCTTCTTCTCTATTCTTAGAGGGCGTGAGCTGGGTACTCCGCGATGACAAGATTTATTGGGGTACTGCTTCGGTAGCGAGCGCAGGTTCGGTGCAGTTAGGTGATGTGAGTTTCGGCTCGAACCAAATCACACCTGTCTTAAAAGATGAGCGTATCTTCCTAGCGGAGTGCGCGCCTGTTGTGAACTCGGCAGTCCTACCCCCAAGAGTCTCATACACCACTTTCACCCTACCCTATCAGCCTATGGACGGTAGTGGCTCCGCGCTCCCCACCTCTAACCCCAACCTCGTTCAAGCACGAGTGGGTGTCAGTATTTCTGACGCTCTCGCAAGGGGTACTGTTAGCGTGGTAAGAGTTAACCCTGCGGACTCCACTATCACCCTCGCTAATCCTATTCTCCCTAACGAGAAAGTGTTCGCCACTTTCTACTTCAATGAGATACAGGACGAGTCGGCTATCAATGGGGGTGGATACACTCTGAGTGTCCTCTCCGCAGGTGGCTCAACACAGGGTACTTATTCTCTTTCTAAGGGTGGTGTGGGTGTTCTTGTTCCGACTTATGTGAGCAAGGGCTCCGCGCTCACGACCACAACGATTAATTTCCCTTCGGGTACTGAGCTACTCCCTGATGTTCGGGTGAGCGCAGGGACTCCTGTAGAGGAAGTTGTGACTTTAGAGTTTGCGAACTTCGAGCCTACGCCAGCGATATTTACGGCTAAGGGCGCTGCCCCTTATTCGTTCGTGTCCGGTGAGTCTGATGAACTCGAACTAGACCTCGGTGTGGATAGCAAAGTCATTTCTTTGTCTTCTCCTTTAGGGGCAGGATATGGCGCGCTAGTGACGCTTGTCGGTTCTCCGTTGCCTTACTTGGCGAGTACCGATAACTCTAACCTAGGGACAATCACAGGAGACATCTACCTGAGCGTAGATGGACAGGCGATTTCGATTTCTGGTACTTACGCAGACGCGACTGCACAGGACTTAGCCATTGCTCTTAATACAGCAGCGGCTCTTGTTCCTGCTAAGTACACCGCGATGAGTTCGTTCTCCTCGTTCACGCTCGTGGCAGGGTCTTACGATGCTCTTAGCTTCAGATATGTCGGTGACTCGACAGGCGCTGCTGTTGTTTCTTGTGTCGTACCCGCCGACTCGTATCTAACCTCAACGGCATTAGCTTCCGCTGTTCAGACTGCCGTACAAGACGCGATTGATGCTTCTGGTGACCCGGACATCGCTAATATCCTTCAGATACTTGTGACGAGCGAGCAGGATAGACTCGTGTTTACCCTTGACGCTCTAGGTGATGGGGATACCTCAGGCTACATCGAGTTCATTTCTCAGGGAGATTTGACCGAGGATTTCTGTATCATTGCAGGGATTGATTCGGATGGAGCAGATGGTGTTCAGACAAAGTGGGGTGTGTTCCCTATCGCTTACGCTACTAGCACTAACCTCTCCTCCTCTCTCGGTAGCGACAGCTTAAAAGATAGGCTTGTCCTCAGAAATAGAACCCTTGTGGGCGACGATTACTACGCCCCCCCTTCGGTATCTCTCGGTGTAGAGGTCGTGGGTGGTTCTATCCTTACTGAGGCAGGTCTTATATCTACCTCAGTTGCTCCCTCAAAGCGCGCGGTGGTTGAGCCTGCTAGCTTGCGTTTAGTGGTGGGGTGGGATGACCAAGACGATGGGGCAAGCTCTCAGAGTACTGTGAAGTTCTATAATGGGACTGACCCCTTGTACGCGGTGAACAACACGCTGTCTCTCGACTTGAGCGGAGAAATCGTTACGATGGAGTTTACCTCATCGAGTACAGGCACCACGACTCTTATCGGAGCAGGTCTAGGGGCAGGTCCTTCTATTGAGGGACAGCTAGCCACACAGCTAACGACATATGGCGTAGATGTGCTGGTTGAGGGCGCTAATATTCGTTTAGTGTCGGGAGATGCTTCCGCTGACTCTTACATTCGCGTGCTTGATGGTTCTGCGAATAGCTTGTTTGGCTTGACTGAGGGTCGCACCACGACCGCGCGCCTTGTTACGGCACAAGCTACCGCCTCGGCTCTGAATAACCAGTACACAGATACAGACCCTGCGAATATTTCTTCGTGGTTGTTCCTCGCAGGAACAGACGCGGGGTCATTTGCCGATAGGGGTATTTCTTACCCCTCTACAAATAGTGTTGGGCAGTCGTTCATCACTTTTGAGGACCTCACTACGGGGGTGTCGTCATACATCTCGTTTACGGGTGGTACTGCTATCACCACTATAGGAAATGGACTCCTCATTTCTGAGGGTGATGGTTCTGTAGGTGAGGCGGCGTATCAAGGCTTCTATGTCACTTCGTCTAACGCTAATGGTTCAGGTAGCTCAAACACCTCAACCCTAAATGATGGCGTAGGCGAGGATGGTGTAGTGGGTCAGACTTATGTGGACTCTGTGACAGGCTTGAGCTTCACGATACTTCCTCGCGATGGCGGAGTGGCATACCCCACAGGCGTTAACGCCACCTTAACCTTTAAGGTGTCTAAGACTGCTGTAGCCAACGCTAACCTCCCCCTAAATGTTATCCCTGGCATACAGCTATTCGTAGCTAACACATCAGGGGCAAACATAGGGGATACCGCTATCGTAGAAACCTTTAATAAGAGTGGCTCAGAGCCTGACCTCGGTCAGCTTTACTACCTCGATGTGACGACTCAGAAAACCACCTTCGCAACGGGTGTCTTTAACACCATCACCGATGTGGTAGCCTCCTTCGGTGAGGTGGGTCCGGAGAACCCGTTGTCGCTTGCCGCGTACCTCGCGTTCATCAACGGAGCCAACGCTATTGCCCTCAAGCAAGTCCCCTTGCTCGAAGGTGAGTCTGAACTCACAACGGCACAGGTCATTGATACGCTCGCGGAAATTGAGGGAGAAATTGCTCCCGACCTTCTCCCCTCAGTTATCGTACCTCTTATTCCCGCCAACGCTTCTCTGCTGTCAGAGCTTTCCAAGCATTGTGACTTGCAGTCTAGCCTAAGATATAGGGCAGAGCGTACTGCTATCGTGGGGTGTGCTGCAGGTACTTCTCCTGAGGAAGCCCAAGCACTCGCAGGAGCCACTAGAAATAGCCGCGTGCGACTCATCTACCCCGACATAGTGAGTCTTACTTTTACGAATACCGCAGGCGTGACGCAGACAGGTATCGTAGATGGTCGGTACTTCGCAGTAGCCATTTCTGCTATGACGACTACAACGGCTATCGACTCGGCTACGCCTTGGACGAACCGCACCCTCGCAGGGTTCGGCACATTGCTCCGCACCCTAGACGCAGTTGATGCGAATAAGACTGCAAATGGAGGTGTGACGGTGCTACAGCAGACGAACGGCGCGCTCCGTATCCGTCATGGCTTGACCACAGATATGACCTCTATCTTAACTCGCACACCTACGGTTGTGCAGATTGCTGACGATGTGCATTTCCGCGCGCGCAACTTGCTCGCCAACTACATCGGCACCAAGTACTTGCCCTCAGTAGTGGGTCAGATTGAGGGGCGTGTGAACCAGCTCTTTAAGGACTTGGTGAAGGAGCAAATCATTAACTCTTACACAGGTCTTTCTGTGACCGAAGACCCCTCAGACCCCACAGGGCTGTTGGTCAGCGTGTTCTATAAGCCTGTGTTCCCTCTGCTCTATATCCAGTTCACCTTTAATGTGCGCGCCACGAACTAACCTTCAATAGCTCGTTCATAGGTCGTAAGGGGGGTGCGGTTCTCTTATACAGAGGGCAACCGCACCCCCCTCGTCTTTTAGGGAGTCCCTATGACTCGTATTGTTTGTATTTCTGATACTCATGAGCGCCATAGGGAAATGACCCCCCCTGATGGAGATATTCTTATCCACGCAGGGGACTGGACTTATGTTGGCGACCCTAGTGCTGTAGCTGACTTTCTTGATTGGTTCGCTAGTCAGCCCCATAAGCATAAAGTGTTCATAGCAGGAAACCACGAGGTCACACTAGACCCCGATATGTCTGAGACTTACACCGCTCGTAGATTTGGGATGGTCGGTGACTTCCAAAAGCTGAGAGAAATAGTATCCTCCACAGAGGGGGTTCATTATCTCCTAGATAGGCAGATAGAGATAGAGGGGCTTAAGATATACGGCTCGCCTTGGCAACCTGCGTTTGGGGGGTGGGGCTTCAATCGAAAGAGGGGGTCAGATATTTCTAAGGCGTGGGCGCTGATACCTACCGATACAGATATTCTGATTACGCATGGTCCTGCGTATGGGCAGGGGGATATGTTAGACACAACTGAGCGCGTGGGGTGTGTGAACTTACTTCAGGAAATACAGGACAGAGTGCGCCCTAGAGTCCATGTGTTTGGGCATATCCATCACTCGTATGGTATCACTTCAGATTATGTCACTACTTACATCAACGCCTCTTCTTGTGGCGAAGATTATCAGATAAGAAATGCGCCTATTGTCTATGACCTATGAGGGACTCCATGAAGTACAAAGGGGTACACTTCCCAAGCTGGAAAATCTACAAGCGCAAGGGCGTACACTCTTACTATCTCGCCCATGAAGTGAGTGAGAAGTCTCCTCGTAATTTCT